CATTGTCAATGATACTTACGGGTGCAGATGTCTCACCTCCAGCAAGTGTTCCAAGCTGAGCAAGACGCCATTGATCTCCAACTTTATACTCTATGTATTTGTTGTCGTCCGCATTATCGAATGAAGTTGCTGCTGCCGTCACTGTTGCTGTGGCTGTATGGGTATAAGCGGACACCTCAAAGTAAACGTCACTGTACAAAGTCCCATTGGCTGGCGTCGTGGTGTCAATGTTAGGAGACAGATCGTTGAACGGAAGATAAGGGCCATCCTGAAAATCAACATCAGCCAGCAGCCAGTCACTTCTGTCCCCATCATCATCCAGTCGAACCAGCTTTTGAGGTTTGTGATCCGGGTGAAAGATGTAGAGCACGTCAGCGGACTGGACGAAATGAATGTCTGGAAGTTCCGCCTCCGTAAATGTGGTTACAACCTCAATTGGAATGGTATGCGCTTCCTCACCAACTGGAGCGCCAACTGAATACGCCACATTGGCAAGCGTAAAGATGTCGAACGAATCAACGCTCTTAACGGTCTGGAAAGTGTCTGAAATGGATGGTGCAGTTGGCCCCCCGGTATAAGTGCTGAAATGCACCCGATCACCAGCGGTAATCAAGCCGTGACTTGTAAATGCAGTGGAGATGATGCCAGCCACACTGACGTAAGTACTGCCAACCAAATCAATCGCGTAAGCCGTGATTCGGTTAACCGTGAAGACGTGGGCATCAACAGTATTCGGATCGGCATTGGATCGAACGTAGATTTGTGCACCAGTCCTTAACGTATGCGGAACTGATGTGGTTATCCTTACTGTTCCAGCAGCACCTGCGGATTGTGTGGCTGTTCCGTTATTCGCACCGAATCCTACAAAAGCAGAAAGACTTCCCCACCCAGGAAGATCGCCTGCATTGCCAGCAACTATTTGCAGCAATCCACCGTTGTTAAGCGTCGTCCAGGATTCCATCTCGGCATTGGTGGTTTCAAACAGCGGTTCCTTGTTCTTGTAGAAATGGATGTAGCCCGCGCCAAATTCAAGTTCGTAAGCTGTCTCATCCGAAACTGTGAAAGGAATAATACGCGTCCGCTGCGTGGAGAACTTTGTGGAGCTTATAAACTTGGTTCCGCTCCGTCGAAACAATGGCCCCTGTGGTCGGACAATCAGGTTCTCTATTGTTTGAGCGCCAAGTTGGTAAAGATTAACGTCCGCACGGCCTCTGGCCAGTGGTGAAATTTCTCCCTTTGTCCACGCCGCTTGCAGTACATTCTGGCGAGGCATAGGTCACGCAATCGGATCGCCTGTTGGCCCTGTGGATGGACCGTTGAACCGTGCGTCAATCCATTCCGTGGCCTCGAATTGCTGTTGAGAATCCTCCGTGGCATCCAGGAACTTCGCTTGCGAAAGGATGCCTCGCTTTCCCTGTCCTCCATATAGGTAGGCGTGGATTTCATTCTTCTTCCCGTCACTGGCGCTGATGTGATCGCAAAGGTTGTAGGCAAGATAATTCGCGAGTGACTGATAGAATGCCGGGTCCATCGTCGTGTAATCCGTCACATCATAGACGTACTGGATACGCAGGGAGGTTCCCTCGTTGGTCAGAATTTTCCTGCCCTCTATACGCCAGATCGAGTTTTCACAATTCTCGTTTACTATTCGGAAGCGCAAACAATCCGATGGCAGCGAGTAGAGATACGAGTATTCAAACGCCGGACAGATTCGTATGGTGCCGGCGGCAGGAATTCCAGTGATGGCTGTTACACCCGGAGCGGAAACCGTGACCGTAGTTGCGGTGGTGCCCGTGACTTCAAATGGACCCGTGGCTTCCGACACGCCGCTGGATGCGCTGATTAGATAGTCGCCGGCTACGTAGGAATGAGAAGCAACCGTGAACTTCAGTATGTCAGTGGAAACGAACTCTACGAACGGCGTGCTAAGAGTGGTTGTTGATGGTGGCGTGATAATCTTGCGTTTGAGCGCGAAGTTCCACGGGTGCATCCGAAGGAGCGCCTTCTTGCAATGATCCACCAGTTCTGCACAAGCCAGTCCTTCCGTGCTGGTGTCCGTAAGGGCCGTAAGTACTGCCCGGTTGCCGATGAGTCTCAGGGCTAGGTTGCTTACGTTCAAATCGGACTGTGCCATTGCCTTCCTTTAACGTTAACTCTCTATCCATGCAAGCAAAACAAAAGCGGCTCCGGCAACCAAACCGGAGCCGCCCGCAGGAACGCCGTGACAAGCGGCGATGGGACTGGAAGACCTAATAGACCCTGGCCACCCAATTCGTGCCGGTTGAATACACAATCGCTGTCTTGTTGGATGCGATTGAGTAAGTCGCTGAGTTTGCCATTGTGGTCATTTCCGTGAAGTCACCAACTGCCGTCGAATTGGACAGGATCGCAGTGGACGCGCCCATCGTTGTGATTTGGTATTTTCGACCGACGTTGTTGGTTGGATTCGGCAACCCGATATGAACGATCACTGTGGCGTTGCTGCGAACCAGAATCACTCCGTCAGACGTATTGATGGCGTTGTAATAAAGACTGTTCAAAACGAACACGGGCTTCTTTTCCCGATCCATCTCGTCCTGAACGAAGTTCTTCGCACCGGACAACATGCGAATGTCCGCACGCCCGCGTGGGTCTGCCGCCATTGCAACCAGAATGATTCCGATTGCGAAGCCTGCTGTGATAAAAAGTTTCTTCATTGTTCCTTTCAGAAGGAAACGAGCGGGAGGTTTAATTCCCGCCCGAATCAGATTGTTCAGCCTGGAAGCAGGATGTCGCACCACCCGGTGATGACCTCCGTCGAAACCGTTCCGGTGCCGGTCGTCAACGTGAGATACAAATCCTTCTGGGCAACGTAGCCATAGAGCAACGCATTGGTCGTTCCGAACGTAACCAAGGTCGTGCTCAGGGCTGCCGCCGCCTTCAGAATGGCGATGTTGTCCGACACGCTGTTGGCCGCGTCGATGAACCCGCTTTCGTCCGCGCCCTTCAAGCCAATCGCCGTGGTGGCTGAGTTGGCGAGCGTGGCGCTGGCGACGTGAGTTCCACCGAAGATGGTCGCCCCCTTCGGAATGAATCCGATCAGGATATCCTCGCCAGTGGTCTGCGATGCGAGCGTGATCGTGAATGCGATCTTTCGAATTGGCAATCCAGAGGTATTACCCGGAAACCTGGATGGCGCAATGTATGTTGACGGATCATCATCCAGGTTGTTTTCAGCCTGAATGTTGTCCTCGTAGCTGTTGATGTTCGTGATAGCCATATTGTTTGTTCCTTTCGGTTATGCGGTTTCGTCGCAAGCCACGCTGACGACTTTTTCGAGCCACGTCCGGGTTGCCCCGAATGTGCCTTGAGTCCAGACCTGCCAGGCGTAGTTCAAGTCGGCGCGTTCATCCATGCGAACCGTTTTCTGGTCGGCCATGCCAAGAACGATGCCGCTCTTGGGATAAGCCAGACAGGTACGGACATTGCCGGTCTTGGAAAGCAACTCCGTGCGAACGAAGGTGAATCCAAGGAACGTGTTTACCTGACCTGTGACCAGCGCCTTCACGCTGTTGTAATCAACATTCGTAACCTCAGTGGTGCGAAGCAGGGAGTTCAACTGGCTTTGGGCCAGAACGAACGTGAGTTGCTCTCCGTCCATCGCAGACTCATTGGTGCCGAACTTGGCCTTGGCCTGAATCAGCTTTTCAATGGTGAGATTGCTGTTCGCCGCAACCGCGCCGGGGGCAACTGCGTCAACTGCGATCCCGTAGGTTGCCGCCGTGTAGGTTTCCGCCGTGGTGCCGTTCTTTCCGGTATAGGTCGTTCCGGTAGCCGCAGTGATGATGACGGTATCGACCATCTGCCCAAGTGAGTAGGCTTGGGTCTGAGCGTACGCATTGCGCGGGTCTTGCAGGGCCATACGCAACTTGTCTTCATTGTCGAACGACAGGGCTTGGGGCCGGTAGTCTTCGATGAGGACTGCGATTCGGGTGTGATCGCCGTCGTCGAGGATGGTTGGACCGCGCCGGACGGTTTTCTTTGTGGTGGTGACGGTACCGACACGATCAATCATGTCGCGTTCGACATTCTGTGGACGTTCGGTAACGGTGGTGCGCAGACGGGAACCCATCTGCTGGAACTTGACTTCAAACTCGTTTTGGTAGCCTTGCCTGAAGGCTGTATCAATTGATGCCATGCGATTAAGTGGAAAGCTCCCCTTGCGGGGTGCGATTTAATCGGCTGGCTTGTCCTTGTGGGGGCCGTGCCTGCGAACACGTTCGCTGGACGGTGAACTTTAGCTCACTCTCAATCGGGCCTTTCGGTTGTCCGATGGCGAAGAATTACTGCACGTTAACGTTACCGTCAACAGATTTCTTGGGTCGTCCTCGCTTTGCTGGTATTGTTCCATATGGAACATTGGGTAAATTTTCCCAATCTCCACATCCGTCCGTTGCCCTAGTTACAGGGAACACCCTGAATCCACCACCCACGGAAGCAATCGCCACGGGGGGTTTACAGCGGCATTCCCCGGCCCGGTTATCTTCGGATGGTGGCATGGATGCGTTTGGGGCGTGGCCCTTTTCGTCCAGAAAACGATCCAGCTTACGCCAATGTACGCAGGTTTGGCAGTTCATGCAGCCTTTGGAAACGCTTTTTGGTGAAGGTCATTCCAGCG